CGATAACTTCGATACGGTGCTGTTGTACGGGACTCTTGTGGAGGCCTATCGGTACATGAAGGGTGAGCAGGATATGATGGCTTACTATGACACCGCTTATAAAGAAGCGCTAGCAATGGCTAAACGTCTGGGTGATGGCCTCGAAAGAGGCGACGCATATCGTGATGGTCAGGTTAAGATTAAGGTGACCTGATGCCCTTTACCGGAAACTGGACAACCAACACGTTTAAAACTGGGCTTCCTAGTGGGACGTTCAACTTCAACACAGGCACGACGCAGGTCTTCAAGATCGCGCTGTACACCAACGCAGCTACGCTAGATGCGACCACCACGGGATACACCACTACCGGAGAAGTTGTTGCTTCGGGATATACCGCTGGCGGTCAGACACTCGTTATCAGCCAAGTACCTACTATTGGTAATACAGGCACGACTGCGTACTGGTCATTTGATAACGCCGTCTGGACTACTGCGGTTACTGCGCGGGGGGCGTTGATCTATCTGGCTGACGGGCTGACTAATCCAGCGATCTGTGTGCTGGACTTTGGGGCGGACAAAACTTCGACCACTACGTTTACTGTGCAGTTCCCGGCAGTGACCAACACATCCGCAATCATCAGGATCGCATAATGATAGTCAACACAATTCACGGCGAGATGGACGACTCTCTTCTGGAGAAAAAAGAAGGTTCGTTAGATAATGATGTTGAATTCACCACTTGGACCGAGTATTGGCTTGATGACGAGATGGTGCATCGCTCTGTTCACGTTACTTTAAAGACCTCACCGTTTGTACAGCTTGAAGCGGCTTCGATAGGATAAATCATGGCAAACACGCAAGCACTTTGCACATCGTTCCTTGGGGAACTGATGACTGCTACCCATAATTTTGGTGCCTCCCCTATCCGGGCGGCATCGACCGCAGACACCTTCAAGGCTGCGCTGTATATCACTACTGCAACAGTAAACGCCAGCACAACGGCGTACTCGGCAACAAACGAAGTCAATGGTACCAACTATACGGCTGGCGGCGTAACAGTTACCAACAGCAATGTCCCGATTGCAACAAATAGTTCAGCAACTGCGGGTGTAGCATACTGGACTCCGTCTGCATCTATCGTATACACAAACGTAACTTTGAGTACGTCTTTTGACACAGTGTTGGTTTATAATTCGACACAAAGCAACAAGGCTGTTTCGGTGCATACATTTAGCCCACAGACGATCACGGCGGGTAACTTCGCGCTGACGATGCCTGCTAATACAACGACCACGGCGCTTGTTCGACTTTCTACGACGTAAGGTGATGTGTGTCAACAGGTTGGGGCGCTGGAACTTGGAGTAGTGGGTACTGGGGCGGGGTTGAGGATGTTTTTGTCCCCGTTACTGGCGCGAGTGCTTCTGGCGACGCAGGTAGTGTTGCTAACACGATTTCCATATCTGTTACTGGTGCGGAGTCGAGCGGTAGTTTAGGTTCTGTAGGTCCGGGTATAGCGCAAGTATTAACTGGGATATCGGCGGTTGGCGGCAAAGGATCTTTGGGTGTAGAGATGTATATACCGCTTGCTGGTGTTTCGGCTTCTGGGACCGCAGATGATTTGGGGTATTACTACTGGACTTTGATTAATGCCAATCAAACACCCAATTGGACTGTGATTACGACCTTCTAAGGATTTGAAATGGCAACTTCGTACACTACGCTTCTGGGGCTTGCCCTCCCTGCTACGGGGGAGTTGTCAGGTACTTGGGGCGATACAGTCAACGACTACATCTCTAAGTATATTGATGCAGCGGTTGCTGGCACACAAACAATCACTGCTGACACGACGCTTACCAAGACTACAGGTTCAAGCTTAGGGTCTACGTCCTCGCAGTACATGGTGCTGCTGTGCAGCCCAGCGTCAGCCAATATTACGATCACTGCCCCCGCAGCAAGTAAGACCTACGTTGTTATCAATACGTCAGCGACGTACACGGTCACGATTCGCGGTGCTGGCCCTACGACTGGGGTCACACTAGGTGTGAGTGATAGAGCGCTTGTGGCTTGGAACGGTTCGGACTTTGTTCGGGTGGGCGCTTCGGCTGGTGGCTCAAACACACAGGTTCAGTTCAACAGTTCTGGCAATTTGGCTGGTTCTTCAAACCTGACCTTTAACGGCACAACCCTAACGGCTAACACATTCACAGCAACCAACGCGATTGGAGTGGCTTCTGGCGGTACTGGGGCGGCTACGTTCACGGCCAACAACGTACTGCTTGGGAACGGCACTTCAGCGTTCCAAGTGGTGGCTCCGGGCACAGCAGGCAACGTACTAACGTCTAATGGTACTACTTGGTCATCAACCGCTCCTGCGGCTTCTGGCGTAACCCAAGCCAGAGCCACAATGATTTCTCTAGTCTTCGGCGCAATTTAAGGAACCGTCATGGCAAACCCGAACCTACTTGCCGCGACGACGGCACTTGGCACTACTACTTATCTCACACCGTCTGGAACGTCAGCGGTTGTGTTGCTTCCCAACGCGGCTGCATCTGGGCAGGTCTTCAAGATTAACCAGATTGTTGCTACCAACGTCAACGGCTCGTCTGCTGTGAACGCCACAGTTTCAATCTACACCAACGGCGCTGTAGCACAGGGTGGCTCCCCTTCAAGCGGTACGGCGTACCCAATCGCTTCGACCATCTCGGTCCCGGCAAACGCTGCGCTGATTGTAGTGGACAAGACTACTCAGGTGTATCTGCAAGAAGGCACGTCAATCACGGTGACTTCGGGCACAGCAAGCGGAATTACTTATAGCATCTCGTACGAAGTCATTTCATAAAATGTCTATGCGCTACAAAGGCGGGGTCATATCGGCCACGCCACCAACTACGTCAACCAGTGCAGCCACTGGGATGTGGACCCTTGTCCAGCAGATGCAAGCACAAGGCGCTGGAACTTGGCCTAGTCAACCCATTGGGGCCCCCTATTGGATTGGTTTATTAAATAGCAATAATAGCGGTCAATATACCAATCATTCTGTCGCGGTAGATTCTTTCGGCAATCTTTACATTCTTGGATATTCAAATGTTAGCTTGGTAATAGCAAAATATAATTCGTCTGGTGTTATTCAATGGCAAAGGAATTTAGGTGATTCTACAACTTCAGCCACTGGGCAATTTATTGTAGTAGATTCTTCCAGCAATGTTTATATTTGTGGATATTCAAGTGTTGGAGGGTTGGGGTTTCAAATAGCAAAATACAGCACTTCTGGCACGCTTCAATGGCAAGTGCGTTTAGCCCAAACTGGGGTTACAATTTATGGTCAATCTGTAGCGGTGGACTCTTCTGGCAATGTTTATGTTTGTGGATACAGACAATATTCGTTTAGTTGGGCTTTTCAAATAGCCAAATATAATAACTCCGGAACGCTACAATGGCAAAGAAGTTTGACAGAAATAAACGGCGCTCAAGAATTAAAAAGCTATTCAATTGCAGTTGATTTTTCTGGTAATGTGTTTGTTGCTGGAGATATATATCAATCTGGATATTATTACGGGTTGTTGGCAAAATACGACACTTCTGGAAACATTCAATGGCAAAAAAGCTTTGGAAATACTTCTTATGAAAGATTTTCTTCGGTTGCAGTAGATTCTTCCGGCAATGTTTATGTTAGTGGAACTTCGGCTATTGGTAATTTTGCGTTTGCAATAGTAAAATACAACACTTCTGGCACTATTTTATGGCAAAGAACATTGGGTTCTAGTGAGTCTAAAAGCAATTCAATTGCATTAGATTCTTCATCTAATGTTTATGTTTGTGGTTACACTCTTGTGAGCGGTAATTATAATTTTCAAATAGCCAAATATAGTTCGTCTGGAGTTATTCAATGGCAAAGAAGTTTGGGGGGTAGTGGTTATGATATCGGTCAAGGAGTTGCAATAGATTCTGCTGGAAACGTTTATGTCAGTGGGTATACAACAGTTAGTGGTAATGTGGATTTTTTATTTGCAAAACTTCCCACCGATGGTTCTTTGACTGGCACTTATACTGTTGGTGGGTATTCGTTTACTTATGCGGTTTCTTCCCATACAGATGCCTCGTCAAGTAATAATAATACAACAATGACTTACAACGATGCTGGAACATCTAATACCAGTTCTACATCTTCCCTTGCAGACGCCACGTCTTCCCTAACCTCCTCGGTCACAACAATATGAGTTCATACATCAAACTATCGACCAATGAGTTTCCCCGTCACATTGGGGACATTGAGATTGACCCGGCGGGTATGGCTGATTACGCTCACGTTGAGTGGGTTGATATGCCAGCGTTTGACCCGAAGACCCAGCGTTGTGTAGCTGGAGCGCCGCAGCAAACTGACGGCACTTGGTACTGGACATGGACAGTGCGTGACGCTACCCCAGAAGAGATTGAATTGGCTAATCGCCCGTTTGACCCACGCGACCCGTTTGGCCGGATAACCAATGTCTAAACGCTACCCCGGTGGGTTGATCACCAAGACCCCCGTAGTTCCTACAACGTCTGCCGCCTCTGGCGTGTGGACGCTTGACCAAGCGATAACGTACATTCGCGCAGGGACTTGGCCGCAACAGCCCCTTCCCCCTGCAATAGCAGTTGCACACCAAAATAGTCCACATATTTCTGTCTACCCATTTTCTGCTGGATTTGGGGCTAAATATGCAAACCCTGCTACACTACCAAGTGATAATGGGTATGGAGTAGCATTTAATCCTGCTGGAACTGCTATAGCATTTGCACACAATGGCTCCCCATACATTTCAACTTATCCTTGGTCTGCTGGATTTGGGACTAAATATGCAGATCCCGCAACGTTACCAGCCGGTGCCGGGTTTGGCGTAGCATTTAATTCTGCCGGGACTGCAATAGCAGTTTCACACGA